CTGTGGGGCAATCAGGTGGTATTGTTGAGCAAGATGAAGATAAGATGGGCGTTGATGATTGGATGACAAAACGCAGGAAGGAAAAGAAGATTCGTTAGCAGGCGTAAACAGCAGGAGATTCGCCTAATCCAAACATAGCTTTATCGGTCAATAGACCGTATGAGGCGATACATATTGGAGATTCGCCTACTCCCATGCGACAAAACAAAGGAGTAGACGATTATGGCGAATACAATTCTGACGCCGACTATGGTGACTCGGGAAGCGCTTCGCATTCTTCACCAGAAGCTAAACTTCATCGGCACCATCAATCGGCAGTATGATTCAAGTTTCGCTCAATCAGGAGCTAAGATTGGGGACTCGCTTAAGATTAGGCTGCCCAACCAATACACAATCAGAAGTGGCGCAGCGCTTTCAACTCAGGATGTTTCCGAGGCTTCAACGACCCTCCAGATAGCCACTCAAAAGGGCGTAGATGTAACCTTCTCATCGGTTGAACTCACGCTGTCGTTGGATGACTTCTCCAAGCGAATCCTACAGCCTGCTATGGCTGTCTTGGCAGCAAACGTGGAGTCTGATGCCTATTCTATGTACAAGGACGTTGCAAACATGGTCGATTCGGATGCAGCGGCTATTACTTTCCTTGACATTATGAAGGGGCGTCGCAGACTCAATGAGACATTGGCACCACTCGATGACAACCGGGTGGCTATGCTGACTCCGAAGCATGAAGTAACCCTTGTCGATGCCCTAAAGGGTCTGTTCCATGATTCAAGTGCGATTAAGGAACAGTACCGAGAGGGCATGATGGGGCGGACGGCTGGGTTTGATTTCTACGAAAACTCACTCGTCAGCGATCACACAACCGGAACAGCAGCCAAAACCACAGCGTACCTATCCAATGGTGCTACCCAGTCTGGTGCTGCGATCACTGTTGACGGTGGTACAACCACTTTCCTCGTAGGCGATGTAATCACCTTCGCAGGAGTGAATGCGGTGCATCCAGAGACTAGGGCCGACTTAGGCTACCTCAAGCAGTTCGTGATCACGGCCAATTCCGGCGCTACCGCAACTTCACTTGCTATCTCCCCGGCCTTGGTTGCTTCAGGTGCAAAACAGAATGGATCTGGCACAATCGCTGATAACTCTGCTGTTGTAAAGATTGGCGCAGGAGCAAGCGAACTACTGACAACCTCGATGGTTTACCATCAGGATGCTTTCTGTTTTGCCACAGCCGATCTTCAAATGCCAAATGGAGTTGATTTTGCAGCGCGGGAAGTCTATGACGGAATTTCGCTTCGTATCGTGCGGCAGTACGCCATTTCCACCGATACGTTTCCATGCCGCATAGATATCCTGTACGGTTATAAGGCGATCCGTCCAGAGATAGCTTGCAGATTGCATGCGGATGGGTAAGTAAGTGCTTAAACCTACAACCAATGGGGGAGGGGGTTAAATACCCCTTCCCCCAGAAAGGTAGCTGATGGCTATTGCACAGGATTTGGTGGATGGTGCGCTAAGAAAGCTAGGCGTAAGCATACCAAAACTCACGGATCGCAATAATGGATTGCTGGCGTTGAACAGCCTGCTGTCATCCTGGGGGGCTAAACGACTCCTCGTTTATGAAGTAGCCCGCGAGACATTTTCTCTTACCATCGGAAAGGCAAGCTATAGTCTAAGCACTGGTAGGCGAATAAAGATTGTAAGTGCGTACCTTCGAGATGCAGGGCTTGATTATCCATTACAAATAGGCGTGTTGAAAGATTACAATGAGATTGTTGACAAGGCTGTTAATGGCCTTCCCACAGAACTCTACTATGTCCAGAACCCAATTGGCATGATCATATTCGACTACAAGCCAGACAAGGCTTACACACTTTTCTTTGACTCTTGGAAAACATTATCTACCTTCTCAGCGTTAAATACAGTTGTGACGCTTCCACCTGAGTATGAACGGGCCTTGATATTTAACTTAGCCGTGGAGTTAGCACCAGAATACGATGAGGCTTTGTCAAAAGAGGCGATTGCAAGTGCGGTTGACTCAAGAGAGATCCTTGAAGGTGCCAATTCACAGAGTTTACAAGAGAGCAAGTTTGATAGCGCCATTATTGGTGCTGGGCGGTATAACATTTACACGGACAACTAGGAATGAAGTACATTGTTTTTATAATTGCAATTCTCTTGGCTGTTAGCATTAAACTGTTTGCATCATCCGGTGGTGCCCAGCATATCGTATTTGGGCCATTTTTTACAGCCGCTGGAGTTCTCTATCCTAGTCCAAAGATTTATCACTATGCCGCTGGTACTACCACGGCTAAGAATTGCTGGTCTGATGAGGGGAAAGTTACAGCCGTTGCACAACCCTTTGTCGGAGATACATCTGGGATCGCTAGGATGTTCTGTGATGGGGATTACAAGTTTAGGATTGATACGACTGCGGATCTTACTCTATACACCTGGGATAACGTGAAGGTTACTTCCGATACCGCCACTTTATGGGAAGGAAATGCAGGCACGGCTTATCCATCGGCTACGGCCACAAACCGATGGCAATTATTCGCCAAGCATGATGCGTCTAATGTGTTTCAAGAACTGGGGATCAACAATGGAGTATCTTTCACCGGGGTAAACACTAAACCATATCTTCCATCTTCAATAGCCTATGAGGATGAGGCAAATACGTTCACATCAGCACAGACATTTTCAGTGGGTTCCGCATCAGCTCCATCCATAAACTTTTCTGGTCAAACGACAGATGGATTGTTCTCTAAATCCGCCACACAGGTAGGTGAGGCAGTGAATGGAGTTGAGGTTGGATTCTTCGATTCTAGTGGAAACAGATCAATAACCGGTAGCTATGCTAGTTCAAAGTCATGTGCTACTGGTTTTACAAGGGAGGGGCCAAACTTCTGTAGAAGAAATACTCTTGCAATAAACACCCAAGTTGATGCTGTTGCTTGCACGGGAAGACAATTCGACATAGCTCTACCAACTGATGCAATTCAAGTTAAATTAGCGATACGATGGACTGCTTTGTCTAATGATGCCGTTGGAACACGGACAAATGTAACTAATTTTTGGGCTGACGCAGTATGCACGAGCGGAGCCATTGCTAATTCATTTTATGCTACACGAGAGTACACTGCGGTAACAGCAAACACAACCATAGGTGTTGATACGGATCACTTAATTGTTAAAGTCGTAAATAGTGCAGGTGTGATGAAGGTGTTTACTACCCAACTAAATGCTGGTGGCAATGGCAATGCTGATATGGAGTTTATTGTAGAAGGCTACTGGGATTAAATGAGTACAGGCGGAGCACAGCATAAGGTTCTAGGGCCGTTCTTTAGTGCGGCTGGAGTCCTTTATCCATCAATCAAAGTCTATATCTATGCCGCCGGTACGCTCACTACAAAGACCGCTTGGTCAGATGAAGCCAAGACCACGGCACTTGCCCAGCCATTCATAGCCGATACCAGTGGTATAGCCAGGTTCTTTGCGGATGGGGATTATAAGTTCCTCATCAAGGATACAAACGATAACACCCTCTACACTTGGGATAACATAAAGGTTACGTCAGACGAAGCCTTGATGTGGGAGGCTGCTGAGGGTACTGCTTATCCATCCGCAACAGCAACTAATAGATGGCAGCTTTTTTTGAAACGTGATGGGTCTAATGTATTCCAAGAAATCGGGGCCAGTGACGGGGCAACTTTCGTAAATATTATAGGAAGCAAGTTACTTGCCTATATAAACTCACTACCATTTAATGTGGCTCTCGGAGATACGGCATTAGATTCTAACGTCACTGGAATTGATAATGTCGCTATTGGAAGGAATGCCTTGTCTGCTAACACGGTAGCAAACAGGAATGTGGCAGTAGGCAAAGGCGCTTTGGCTGCGGCTACTGGATCTATCAATGCCGATGAGAACACGGCAGTTGGAAATGACGCTCTTGGTAATCTAACCAGTGGTTACTCTAACGCAGTTCTTGGAACCAATGCTGGAGCTTTAATTACAACTGGGTTCAAAAACTCACTCATCGGACATCAGGCTGGGCAAAAGTTATTAACTGGCCAGGAAAATGTAATGGTTGGCCAGGTGTCTGGAATTGAGTTAACGACTGGCAGCGGCAATACTCTAGTTGGAAAAGGGGCTGGATATCGTGGAGACGCAGTTACGGCTCTCACAACTGGAAATAACAATACGTTCATTGGGTTTAACTCAGGGAAGAAAGATACCAGCCAAATCAGTAGGGCGGTAGCTATAGGATACAATGCAATAGTTACTGGAAACGATCAGATCGTTCTAGGTGACTACGGAAATCCTGCCCATAAGGTGGGTATAGGTACGAATGATCCAACACTTGCCAAACTTCAGGTTGAATTCGGATCTACAGATGGGATTATGGCCAGAAATACATCAGCAAACGGTGTTAGCATCTTTACACTTAAAAATCCTACACGTCAATGGGAGATAGCTCTTAGGGGAGATTCTTTAGATGATTTTGCAATTGAAAATGCTCAAGCCGCAACACGACCGTTTAAGATAACTACTGGCGACAGAGTGAAGATTGCAAATGTAGCAAGGCTGCATCTGCCTATAATAGCTGCTGGAAGTTTGCCTGCTGCCGGAAGCGTGGAAGACGGATCAATTCTTATAGAAGACGTTAGCAGCGATAATCGCAATCTTATATTATATGCTGGTGGCGAAAGGTTCAGAATTGATGGAGGGCTTGGCATATAATGATTCTGGATAGTCAAGAGCAGAAAGACCTTATATTAGCAATGATAAACGGTTGGACAGTGCCTGGAAATATAATAGACAAATTTTATTTGTTAAAGAAAGCTATCACGGAAGCTAGAATAGAAGAACTTAAATGATTAGAGGAACAACTAAAAACGTGGCATTTTCCCCTCAAGCCAATAAGAACATTGATCCGGAGGAGAATTTCGTGCCGTACCGAATTGACTGGAGGAATGTTATTCTGACAGATGCTGGGAATCGTAAGAAGCGACCCGGCTACGTCCAGAAATGGGATATCGGTATTGATAAGCCGATTCACCTATTGATTCCGTACGGGAATGGATATGCGGTTACGGATACATCTAAGCTCTATGAACTCACGGCTACACCCACAGATCGGAGTGGGACTGGACTGGGTGGCACTAAGCGGCCAGTCTGGACTCTCCATGATACGATGCCGATTATCTGTGATGGTGGGATACCAGCCAAGATAGCCACGACTCTTATGACTCTCGGCGGTTCTCCACCTTCAGGTGCAACTCATGTGGATATTCTTGGTCCCTACACGATCATGTGCGGTCATCATGCTACGGAGTTTAAATGGTCTGCTTCCAATAACCCTGAAAACTGGACGACTGGGGACAGCGGATTTGCTAATGTAAAGAAAGATGGAACTATTAAAGCCTTTATGGTCAATGCTGAAAGGGCTGCGTTTTTCAAAGATCAATCCACCGAGGTTTGGTATAACCGAGGCGGAGCAACCCCATTTGTCAGAATAGAATATGTTGAGCGTGGCATCGGAGCAGCCTATTCGCTTGTCCTATGCAATGGAGTGTTCTACTGGTTAGGGGATGATTATAGATTCTATCGTCACGAGGGTGTAACTCCAGTTTTATTATCATCGCCATATGAAAAGTATATTCAGTCCATTCCAGATCCATCACAGATTTATGGCCTCCACTTCGCCAAGGAACATCTAATAAAGTGGGTAAGCCCACTGGATGGAAAGACGCTTGTTTATGATTATCGGCACAATAGCTGGAGTGAAGATAATCGGTGGGAGTTTGGGCAATGGGCAAGGCTTCCAATCAACAGCTATATGGAGATGGGTAACAAGCAATACTTTGGATCTTACAATACTGATGGCATCGTGTATGAGTGGCATGAGGATTATCTGGATGATGCTGGACAGCCTATCAGGCTTTATGAAAACTTCGTGGTAATAGCATCCGGTGATGAGGCGAAGTCTAGTCGGTATAATAGGGCTAGATTCAGGTTAAAGCGTGGAGTGGCAACAAGCTCGATCATAGACCCTACGTTCATGTTCAGATATAGGCTTGATCGTGGGGACTGGAGCCAGGAGGATCAGTTGATGGGCAAGGTTGGTGATTATTACCCCTATATTGATCCT